CGGCAACAGCGACTTATCAAATAAATTCAGGACCGGCAACATCAATCTATGGATATGGATGGGGTGCGAGTGTTTGGGATTCAACAGGTGATTCTGATAAAGGAACGTTTAATGTTACACGTGAGGGATTAACAGGCGCTCAAGCTGTTAAATTAGTAGCAGAAAATTGGGCACTTGATAACTGGGGTGAAGATGTTCTGGCACAAAAATTTGATGGTGGATTATATTACTGGGATACATCTTCTGGATTATCAAGCAATGTAGCGGCGACAACAAGCGTTTCTGCCGCACCAACTAAATCTAGATTCATGCTTGTATCCGGTGATGATCGTCATGTGATTTGTTTTGGAACGGAGACAACTATTGCAACGACCACTACACAAGACAATATGTTTATACGTTGGTCTGATCAGGAAGAAGTAAATACATGGACACCAACCGCTACCAATACGGCAGGATCACAAAGACTTACTGCAGGAAATAAAATTAATTCTGCTGTTAGATCCAGAGGAGCGATTCTTATTTGGACTGATACCGCATTATATCAAATGCAATTCATTGGTCCTCCTTTTACTTTTGGATTCAAGCAGTTAGGTGACAATTGTGGTGCAGTAGGCATTGATGCCTCTATTGATATTAGTGGTATAACTTACTGGATGGGCAATGACTCATTCTTTACTTTTGATGGTGCGGTGAAAAAGATACCGTGCACAGTGCAGGATTATGTGTTTGATGACATTAACAAGAATGCATTTAACGAAGTTTTTTGCGCGTCAAATTCAGATTTTAACGAAGTTACATGGTTTTATCCATCAGCAGATTCACTGCAGATAGATAGGCACGTGACATTCAATTACGCGGAGAATTTATGGCATACTGGAACGCTTTCAAGAAGCACTTGGGCGGATCGTGGTGTTTATCCAAATCCGTACGCAACGGAATTTGATTCAGATGATACAACATCAACCATTTCAACTATTTATGGAAACAAGGATGGCAGAACTTTTGTCTACGCACAGGAGAAAGGTGTTAACGCTGCAGGATCAGCAATGACAGCGTACATTGAATCAGGTGACATTGACATTGGTGATGGTGATCAGTTTTTATCTATTTCACGTTTCATCCCTGACTTTAAAAATCAAGTCGGTAATGTAGATATGACAATTAAGTCACGTTCTTACCCAGCAGCTTCACAAACAACACACGGACCATACGCCGTTTCAACTTCAACAGAAAAACAGGACACACGCATACGTGGAAGACAGCTTGCGCTTCGCGTAGCAAGTGATGCAACCGATGATGATTGGCGATACGGAACACTTAGATTTGATGGCAAACCGGACGGAATGAGGGGATAATATGTTTTATAATCCTTTTGTTGGCAATTCACGTATGAATTTTATGCAGCCACAAAATCAATTCACCCAGCCACAACAGCAACAATATGATTTTTCAGGATGGGGAGATCGGTTAACAAAAATAGAAGAGGGTATCGCTGGCTTGACAAATCAATTTAATAATTTTCAAACGCCAGGGGACGTTGCGCCGGAGTACACAGGAAACGCCGCACCAGAACCTTTTCCAATACTTCCGGATATCAATACAATTGCAAGACCAGGACCTATTATGGGGGAAGTATCACAAAAACAAGTAGGTGGACCAGGAGGTATAAACACTTTACAACCAGGGGGTCAAATGCCAGAGGGGTCAAATGAAATGTTTGGTCAGAGACCAGGAATTATAGATCCAAACATAGGACCAGTAAGACCACCCATACCAGGTAATCAATTTGATACTCCAAGAGTAGGTGGACCAGGAATAATTAGTCCGATGGAGCCACCAGGTGGACCGGGTGTACCTATTGGTGGACCAGGAATTATAGATCCAAATTTTTCTCCTTACCAACGAAATGAAAATTTAGACCTGACAAACAGAGCAAACATTATGCAGGAGTATGGTAACTACTTAAAAGGTGGAATGGGCAGCCGTGCACACACAGCGGATATGCAAGGTGGTTACAGTTTTATGGGTGAAGATATGGCACCAGGATCTGGCACTGGTTTTGGTGACTTCAGGAAGTTTCTTGGTACTTTTGGCATAGGTGATAGGTTACAATACGATCAGGGTCAAATGCTTCAGGCAGCCCCTCAACAAACAGGAATTGCGAGTCTTGCGCAAAATAATCAAGGACCAGGAATCTAATGGCTAAAATAACAGTACCACTATTACCGCACGCGACACCGGAATATGACCAGTCACAAATGGCACAAATGATTCAAACATTAGAGCAACTGATTTTTGCCCTCAACAACACATACACTTCTGAACCACTTCGAAATGAGGATGAGGCAGTATCATGGTTTTTAGGATAAATGGCTAACGTATATACAAATTATAAGACTATTCTGACAACCAGTGAGTTGACTACTCTCTATACGGTGGGATCAGAGACGACGGCTATCATAAAGTCTCTTCGTGTGACAAACATAGATGAGGAAACTGACTGTAAAATAAGGGCTTTTATTGTTGACACTGACAGTGTTAGCTATACACTGGAGACAAATAGGAACATACAAAAAGGCACATCAGAGGAGCTGTTCAACAGCTATTCCTTTTCAACATCCCCTGTCGTACTGAAGGAATCAGAGGTTCTGAAGGTACATGCTGAGAATGGTGGCGATTTACATGTTATTCTAAGTGTGTTAGAGATAAGTTAATTATTGCATTAAGGAGAAAAAATGGCTATAAACGATAATATTACCGTGCTCGCTGGAAAGACAACGACTCCAGCACCTGACGTGGAAACAACTTCCACAATCAAGCACGCATCCACAGGGAAGGTATATGCTAATGAACAAGAAGCAGAATCCGACATCAATAACCCTGCAACCGACACAACAAAAAATGATATAAGGAGGGACGTTGCAATTAACGTGAATAAATTACCAGATATATTAGGAGGGAGTTCGTAATGGCTGATAGAGATATTTTTGGGGGAAGACCTACTGGACAACATCCCAATCCAAGAATGAGAGGAAGAAGTGGAGGAATAGAATCATTGAGAAGACCAGAAGATTTTACTAATCTAAATATGTTAGGAAGACCTGATTTATCATTTAGATATTCTCATATGGAACCTGGTAGAGAAGAAAATTTTTTTGGTTCCCCTGAAGATGCATCAATTCGTGGTACTTGGAGAAGAACGGAGGATGCTCGTAGATTTGAAGATTTAGACGAATACGGATATCTAGAAGGTGTTCCACGTCAAAGAACAATTTTTTCAGAAGGTTCTATAGGTCCTAATTCATTTAATGAAATGTATGGTGGAGTTTATGATGATGCAATTTTTAGAACAGTAGACCCTAACACTAATAAATTGGAATATGGAGCAGTTCCGGGCAGTGTTGATACTAATGATCTAGGTGAAGGATTTTATAGAAGTGATGGTGAATTTGTAGAAGCACCATTAGGTGGTTTTGATGATAGATTAGATTCTATTATGTCAAATTGGCCAACAACATATGAAGGAAATTCTCCTGGTTATCCTAATACTTTAGACGTAAGATATCCTGGAGATTTTAACGCTCAACAAAATCAGGGAAGACCTTATGGAGGTTCTGGACAGCCATCACATGGTTATTGGCAACAAATGAGAGTACCTGAAGAACTACAACGGGAACGTCACTTACAGCGCCGGTATGGCGATCCACCTTATGGTCAATCAGACACCTTTACTAATCCATATTATCCAGAAAAAAAACATCCCAATCCAAGGATGAGAGGAATAGGATCACTGCAAGAACAGGAAACGGCAGGCTTATGGCAAGACATTAAAAGAATACTTCTTAACACGAAAAATCCAGGTCCTTTAATTGATCAATGGACTGATTACTACAATAGGGAACTAACATAACATGGGATTCCTAAGTAAATTAATGAAGAACCCTGTGATGCAAATGCTTGCGCCTATGGCGCTGAGCATGGCGGTTCCTGGCATAGGCGGAATGTTTGCTTCTAAGGGAGCACTCGGAGGACTTGGACTAGGTAATTTGTTTGGAGGCATGAACCCAATGGCGGCGAACGCCTTGAAACAATCCTTGTTAGGATATGGAACTGGCTTACTAACTGGAGCAGAGGACCCTGGAAAACAGGCGATGTATTCAGGAATAGCGTCATTACCGTTCTCCTACATGAGTGCCGCAAGAACAGCAGCTGATTGGAATAGATTACCAAGAGGAGTAGAACCTGTTATGACTAGAGCACCAGAAATTCCTCCTTGGCAGCAAATGGAACAAAACTACATGAAAGAAGCTTTTGGAACTCCAATTCCAAAAAGTTCCTTTAAACCTGTTTTATCCCATTATGCAAAGGGAGTTGAACCTGGAAAAGTATCTGCTTGGGACATATTAACAGCGCCAAGTAGTGGACTAGATGTTCAATTACCAGGATACGAACACCCTTCTAGAATGATAAATGCGGCAGGAGGAAAACGATT